AGACGCCGATCCACGTCTTGCTGCAGGCCGGACCCTGCGCTGATTTCGAGTTGCTGGACCTCGAGGGGCATCACCACACCCAGACATCCGCGTTGCCCGCTGCAACGCTCGTGAGGTAGAGCCGCTTCTCGTCAGGGGCCTTCGTCTCGAACGCACCCGCGACGTTCGCCGCGTCGGGCCGCGTGATCATCCATCCGGCCGGGACGCGCCCGAGTCCGTGTGCGAGCTCGAACGCACCGGGAGCTGGGAAGGCGACGCGGTCCGGCGTCCGGCCGTTGACGGCTGGGGGCTTCACGCGCTGCGCGCCGGCGAACGGCGCTTTCGCGGGGCGCTGGGCGTCGTCGGTGACTTTCTCGAGCGCGGTGTCGACGCGCGCGTCCCCCGTGCGCACGTACCTCGGCTGAGGGACAGCCGGAGGCGTACCGGGACGGGGCAGGGCGCTCATACCCGCCACCGGCGCCGGTAACCGCCCATGCGCGCGCGCGCGAGCTCGCGAATGCCGCCGCGCACGTCCGTCACCTGTTCGGGCATCCCTTGATCACGCTGGCCAGCGGAAGCGCGGATCCGCGCTTCGAGGCGCGCGCATTCCTCCGCGGCGCCGGACCAATCCGACTCCTCCTTTTTCAGCCACTTCCGCGCGAGATCCCACGCGATCCATTCCTCCCAGCCATTCACGCCATCGTACCAATTGTCCACGGTCGGGGACGGGTCCGTATTCAGGATCGGAATGAACCGGTACGTGACGAGAAACGCCACCTTCGGAACGGGAAGGATCTCGATCTTCGCGAGCGGCGCCGTCCCCGGCATGCCCGGCAGACCCTGCGTCCCGGTGAGCCGATAGCGAGAATCCTCCGGCTGTGCGTAGCCGAGGATTCCGTCCGAGAGCAGGCCGGCAACGTCCCGCTCCATGAACGGCGAGAGCGCCACGACGCCGGGGACCGTGCTCGTCACGATGTAGATACCGAGCAGCGTCAAAAAGCGCGCGTTCAACGTGTAGAGCTTCGTTCCCGGAACCGTGGTGAACGAATCCTCACTCGACGCGTAGGCTTGGCCGAATGCCTCGCGCAACATGTCCATGAGCGCCTGCGCGCTCGCATCGCACATTTCCACGGCTTCCGCCGCCGAGACGAACGTGGAATTCTCCATGTTCGCTCGACGGCGCGCCTTTGCGATGATGGCGTTTCGCGAGACACCGGCCACGGGTCAGCCCTCGTCCTCTTCCTCGCGCCCGCAGCACGCGACGAAATTCTCGAGCGCCATCGCGACGGCGGACATGTCGAGCCGATCGGGCTTCAACCCGAGCGCTTCCACGAGCGTCCGCGCCGCGTCCTCCATCTCGGACGGCTCGTCCGTCTCCTCCGCCTCGACCTCCTCGCCCTTCCCGTCTTTCGACGGTCCGAGCGCGATCATGAGCCCCCCGCCCTTCACGTGCTCACCGTCGAGTTTCGGACCGTGAGCGCGAAACTGACCGTCTCGTCCGGCGTGGGATCGAACGGCGCGCCCGCCATGTCGAGCACGACGAATTCGATCCGCCGAAGGTCGACGTCCGATAGCGACGAGTAGTCGCTCATGAGCACGACCGACGGAACGGCCGTCCCGGTGTCAGAGTAGACGTTCCCGTCGAGCCTGACGAAGTCGGTGGGCCAGTTCTCCTTGAACTTGATCCGATACCCGCCCACGCCGGAGCGCGAGACGGATTCAACGGCTTCGCTTCCTGCTTCGAGCGTGGGGGCGCCCACACCGTTGAAGCGGATTCGACCGAGCAAGGTGACGATGAAATCCTTCGAGACCATCGCCGCCCGCTGGCGCGTTTTCGTTCCCATGTGATTCTCCTTTCGAGAGAGGGATCCCCACCGGTTGCCCGGCGGGGTATCGCTCAGAACGTCACGCGAACGACGTGCAGCGGCTCGCGCACGCGGAACTGGCCTCGGTAGCCGACGCGGAATTCGATCGCATCGGCGCTCGCCTCGCGAAGGATCCCCTTGTTGTCGAGCGCGCCGTACTCGAGGAAGCGCGGCGCCTTTCCGAGCGTGCGCAGCTCGAGCACGTCGAGCTTCACCAGGTACGCGGTCCCCTTCGGACAGTCGGGATCCGCGAAGACCTTGAGCGGCTGCGCGTTGCCGGTCCCGACGATCATGAAGCCCTCGTACCCGACAGCTCCACCGTCCGTGGACTTCTCGTAAATCCGCTCGGCCTTCGCGCCGAAGCCGATCGTGATGTCCGAAACGTCGTCCGGGTTCGCGAAGCAGTGCGTGAGCTTCGAGCCACGCACGAACGCGTAGGAGAGCGCCTTCTGCAGCGTCTGATCCTTCGGGCCACCGCCGCCGTTGTACCTCTGCCCGGCGAGGCGCGTGGGCATCACGGAGCGGTCGACACCGAAGAAGTTATCGCCGGCGGTCGGCGCCGTCGCGGGGCACCAGTCCGAGAGACCGGAAATCTTTTTGTTGTAGTCGCCGTCGACGAACAGGTAATCGCCGGCCGCGAAACCGGCGATGCCGGCATCCCACGCCGCGGCAGCGGAGAGGGTCCCGGTGTCCTCGTCGATGGCCGTGATCTCGACCGCGCCCACGTTCTGAGCGCCGGTGCCATCCGTGGACGAGCTGCCGATCTTCATGCCCACCGCGAAGTGCACGACGTCGAGCGGCTGGGCGAGCGTGAACGTCAGCGCCGCGGCCACGTAGGCCCCGACGCGCCCGATCGTGCCGCTCTTCCCGCGGTACAGCGCACCGGCGAGGGAGATCCCGATCGTCGTGAACATGCCGGCGATCTCGAATTCGAGACCTTCGGCCATCGTGTAGGGGTCACCCACCGCGGCCTCGAGAGCTTCGCCGTCGATGCTCCCCAGGCCGTAGTCGGAAACGCGCGTGAGCGTGAAGTCACGCTGCGCGTTCGGGTTCTTGTTCGCCTGGGCGTTGGCGAACGTCGCGCTTCGCCCGTTGCCCTGGGCGAAGTTGACCGTCTGGACGTAGTTCTTGCCGCGGAAGGTGTCGTTCTTCGGAACGAGACCGAGCAGCGGGTGATTCTCGTACGCGAGAACGGCAACGCGCTTCTCGAATACGGTCTTGAGGATCGGTGCGAAGCTGGTCAGCGATGCATTGGTCATAGCGTCCTGTGTGGACGCGAGAGCGACCGATTACCGCGAAGCGCCGAGCCCTCGAATGGCTGCGGCCAGTGCGGAAACGGTGCCCTCGCGAGTCGTGGCGGGCTGGGCGATCTGCGACCGCTCCTTTCCCGCTCCGTTCGTGAGAGTGCGGACACCGCCCCGCTTGCCGCGAGACTCGCCGGGGGATGCGCCCCGTTCGCCTGGCGTCGTGCTGCTCGGCACGCCAGCGCCTCGTTTCGCGAATCGCTTCGCCTCGCGCGCGTTGTACTCGCGCAAAATCTCTTCGTTCGTCGGGAGCCGATCCCACCCCTGGCCAGGGTGCGCAGCGTCGAGCCGCTGCAGCTCCGCGTGGATCTCGCGACCGATCTCGATCGACGCCGCGACGAACGCAGGCCCCGGGAGCGCGAGCACCACGCGCCCGCTGGTGTCGTCCTTCTCTGCGAGGAACGGGTACTTTTCCGGGTCCGCGGCCTCCGTCAGGAACGCGCGCCGCTCGTGCTCTGCCGCGGCTCGAGCGTGCTCGGCGCGCTGCTTCTCCTCGGCTTCGCGCCGCTGCTTCTCGGCCGCTTCGATCTCGACGCGCGCAGCCTGTCGCGCGCGCTCCTCCGGCGTGTCCTCCGCCAGGATCTGCTCGGTCAGCGCGTTGATGTCGATTCCGAGTCGCCGGATCACCTCGCGAGGGCTCTTGCCGACAAGCCCCTTGATCTCGCGAAGTGCATCGAGCTCGGCGCGCTCCTCGCGCGTGAGGCCGATCCGCTGCTCTTCGGCGCGGAGCTCGGACATGCGCGCCTCGACCTTTTTCTGGGCCCTCGCCGCGCGCCGCGCGATCCCGCGGTACTTCTCGGTCCCGTCCGGCTTCGCTGGCTCGCCCGGCTTCTCGCCGTCGCCCTCCGCGGACGCGTCGCCATCGCCCTCCGCGGGCGCGTCCGGCTCGCCGTGCTCGGCGGGCGTCTCCTCGCCCCCGGCCTCGCGCCACGCGTCCACGATCGCGCCGCGGAGCTCCGTTGCGTCTCCCTTCGCGCTCGACTCCGACTCCGCGCCGCCGGCGCCCTCCGCGTTCGTGCTCGTCCCCTCGTCAGCCATCCGTTTGCCCCTTTCGTGCGATCCAATCCGCTTGCGCCTCACGCACCGCGGTCGCGTCGTCCTGACCGTCGAACAAGAACACCTGCCCCTTCGGGCAAAGGTGGTTTCGCCGGACCGGAAGCCCCCCGACTTCGTCCGGCGTGATCGTGTCCGCGGGGTGGACGTGAAACGCCACCGGCGTCCCCTCGAACGCCTGCAGCGCTTCGAGTAGCCGGCGCTCGGCGTCGAGCCGCGCCGTCCGCGTCGCCGGGTCCACCGTCGGGCGCGCATCGACCGTGAGGGCCCGCGCGAGCTTCGCGGTTCCTGCGAGCACCCCGAGCCTCATGCAGCCACCGGGGGCGCCTGGGGCGCGGCAGGGGGCGCGAGCGGGGCACCGTCCGCAGGGGGGGCGCCCGGGGGCGCGGGCATCATCGCCGCGGTGTTCGTGAGCCATCCGCGAAGGAGCGACATGCGCTCCTCGTCGAGGTCATCCACGATCGCGAGTTGGTACCGCAGCGCGCCCACCTTCATGCAAAGCGCCAGGTTCAGGATCGGCTCCGGCATGATCGTCGGGTCGAGATCGTCCAGCATCCGATCGATCAACGCGTCGATCGCGTCGCGCGGCGCCGTCGTGAGCTCGCTCTCACTCTCGATGTCCGGGAAGTTCATGAGCCGGAGGATCGTTTCCGGACCCCATCCGAGCGCCTGGGCGAGGCCGCTCGACACAAGCTCGGAAAGCCTCGCGAGCTTCCCCGTTGGCGTGTTCGGGAGCAGGCTCGTCGGCCAACGCTGCAGCACATACCCGTCGTCCAATCGGAGATCGGACCACGCGATCCGTTCCGTCTTCCCCTTCGGCGAGCGGTACACGACCTCGTAATCCGAATCGGCTTCCGCGAGCTCCTGACAGGTCTGGACCACGAGCGTCCCGACGTCGACGGCGAGCCCTTCGTACTCTCGCGCCTGCGGCAGGTACGCCTTGCTCGTCGTATCGTTGTACGTCTCGAGGGCCACGCCGGAAGCGTTCTTCAGCCCGGCCGGGATCTCCGCTCGAGCTGCCATGCTGGACGTGCGAGCGCGCTCGAACGCGCGCTGGTACTGGCGCTCGAGCCACGCGTACATCTCCGGCGCTACCGTCGCAGGAGCCATGAACAGTGGCGGGTTCCCGGTGAATTCACCGATGGTCCCGATTCCGTTCTGGATATGCGCTTTGTTGATCTTCGACCCGCGCTCTACCCACACCTGGAAGCCGGCCTGTTCGTGTGCGATGTCGATCGCGATAGCCGTCTTGTTTACGTTGTACTGGATCCCGACGAGCATTTCGCACACGCCGCGCCCGTAGAATCCGAACGGGCGTCGAGACCATCGCATCACGGCAATCGGGAAATTCGGACGCGTCCACTCTTCGTCCACGAGCGTGGCGCCGTCGCACACGATCACGTGCCGTCCGTCCTCCGCGTCCGGCCCGCTCGGCAGGTGCCACGACTCGATCACGACGATGACATCAGCGACGTACGTGCTGCGAATCGCCCATGGCCCCGAGGGCATCCCGGCCGCTTCGATCGCCGTCGCGTGCTCCGGCCACATTTCCGCGGCCTGACCGCGGTCCATGTACTTGACCCGGTGCATCGAGCGCGGCCGCCGGTCGTACCCGTCGACTTCGTCCACCAGGATTTCCCACGGGTGAACGCGCTCGATCTGGACCTTGCCGTGCGCCGCGAACACGTGGACGAACCCGGTTCCAAACCGGATAGCGTCGTGCGCGCAATCGGGAAACGCCTCCCCATAGACGTCGCATTCCTGAAAGACGCCGTCGACGAACCGGTTTGCTTTCTGGATTCGGCGGCGCATTTCGTACCCGCCCCCGACCGACAGGAACATGCACCGTGGCTGCGCCTGCGTGATCTCCGCGTGCAGCGTGTCGCACACGGTTTCCACGACGTTCAAGCTGAGCGGCTCGAAGTCGAGCGCTGCCCACGCATCCGCGCGGCTCCCGGGCGTGATCTCCGAAGCCGCCGAATCCGTGCAGAGGGAAAGCGCCGTCTCGTACCGGTCGAATTGCGACGTGAGATCCTCACGGATCTTCGTCACCAGCGGCCACACCGCGGACGCAGGCTCGGCGGTCCGCCAGAAACGCACGTCGCTCGGCGGGCCGAACACGGACCACGTCGCGCCCTGCGTCACGACCTACCCCCGAACGGCAGGCGCTGGCGCTTCCCCGCGCCCGCGCGGTACAGCACGTCTTCCGGCGAGCGCTCGTCATCGTCGCCGGCCGGCGCGGGGAGCGTCGCAAGCACCGGTGCGGACGCCGGCGCGCGTGTGAGGTCGACCGTCACGTCACCGATCGTCAGAACGCCCACGCCACCGGCGCGCATCTCCGCCACGAGCGCCCGCAGGGCGGCCGGTGTCACCCCGCGGACCGCATCGGACGGCTTCTCGGGGCGCCCCTCGCGCCCGGCGCAGCGCGCGCAGCGGACGGCCTCCGACGGGACCACTCCGCGGCACGCCGCACACTCCGCGCTGAGGCTCACCGGAACCCCCGGGGCCCCTTAGCCGAGGGCCCCGGCGCCGCAGCCGAGGGGGAAGGGGCAGGGGCACCGGCGCCGGGACCTTCGCTTGTGGCCGGAGTGAGGGGCTCGAGCTCGATCGCGCGGCCTGCCGCGTCCGCCCACCGACGGACGCCGTGCTCGCGCATCCACGCTACCCGCTTCGTCTCCCATTCCTCCGGCACAGTTCAGCCCTGACACAGCCTGTGCCAGTGTGTCAAGTGGCACAGACGAACGCCCCCGGAGACCTGCAGCCACGAAGGTTTCCGGGGGCGCCGAGAGCCGCCGCTCCGAGGAGAGCTCAGTGTGCCACGTGTGCCGTGGCACACGCAAGGGCCATCGCGACTACCCCTCGCCCTGCCGGCGGAGCTCGTCGGCTTCGGCGCGGGTGAGCGTCCCCTCCGGCGGGAACGCGAGCGCGGAGAGCGCGCGCATGTCCTCCTTCGCGCGGAGCTCGTCGCGCTCGATGGCGACGGACGCCGCCCAGAGAAGGATCCGCCCGAGATCGCACGCCGTGAGGTCGCAGCCATGCGACCGGGGCACCTCATCGGTCCGCCGCTCGACGCGAAGCGCGTCTCGCTCCGCGCGGAAACGCTCGGCGTCCTCGCGCGCTCCGGCCGCGGCGCCCTTCGCGTCGGCGAGATCGGCGCGGAGGTGTCGATTCTCTTCCTGCAGCCGGTCGATCTCGCGCTGCGCGTTCGTGATCACCTCGCCCGCCGTCACGTCGCACCGCCCTGCGCGGCGCGGAGCTCGTCGCGCTCGCGCACGACGTCCAGCGCGAACCGCAGCCGATCGCACGTCTCGAGGTTCTCGGCCGCCCGCTTGCGCCAGCGCTCGCGCTGCTCCGCGTGCTCGTTCATGGCCTCACGGAGGTTATCGGCCACCGCCTCCAGACGGCCGATCGTGCGCGCGGCTTCACGGCAGCACGCCCGCGCCTCGTCCCGCTCGCGCACCAGCCGATCGATGTTCTCCGCCATCTGCTCTACCCGCGTCTTCGCCTTCGCTTTCCGTGCCATCCCATCACCCTCTCTTCCGGCGTGTGTGTCCGCGCCATGCTCGCGAGGTCCGCCAATTCCTCGCGTGCGCCTCATCCTCTGCAGCCTCTTCCGCGGCTTCCTCCGCCGCTCGAGCCTCCGGTGTCCCCTGCATCGGCGCGGGGGGCGGGGGCGCTTCGACCGTGCGCAGCGCCCGCACGCACCGCGCGAGCGCCGGCCCGAAGTCTCCGTGTCGTCCGTCGGTCGTCCGCGCCCATTCTATCCGAACCCCGGCCGGTGTCAGTACGCGTCGCGCCCCCCGCAGATCGTGTGCCACGTTCGCCGGCTCCGGCGGTAGCTCGAGATCGTGCAGCGCCAGCGCGAGCCGTAGCGCCTCGTACATCTCGCGGAGCTCGTCCCCCTGGGCCGCCCGCTCCACGAGCATCACGCCCGTGTTCAGCTCGCGCGACAGCGCGCGCAGCGAGTCCGCGGCCCACTGATCGGTAAGCACCGTCGTTACGCCGTACGGGAGCACGCGCGCTGCCAGCTCGCGCAGGACCACGGCGGGATCGAGCGGGTTTCGCTGCGATCCGCGCCACTCATGCGCGAGCGAGATCGACGCCTTCGGCACGCCATCGACCCACCGCTTCGTCCCCACGACGAGACACCAGCCGTTCCCGCGCGTCGCGGGATCCATCGCCGCGACGTACACGCACCCGCGCTCGCGCGGCAGGATCGGCGGGCCAGCGCGAAGCGCCCGGTCCGTCCACTCGTGCGGGATCCACGAGTCGACCGCGCTCGTCCACACCGCGTCGTGCTCGCGCGCGGCCTTGTCGGGATTGACCGCGCGCATCGCTTCGATGCTCGACGCGGGGAACGACGGATTCAGCGCGCGCGTCGGCGCGTGCACGACGAGCCACGGGACGCGCCCGTCCGCGTCGGGCGGGGGAGGCGCGCCGTAGTGCCGTCGCCAGATGTCGTGCAGCAGACCGCTCGGCGCCGCCGGGCTCGAGATTACCCACTGCTGCCCGCCTGGAAGCACGCGGGGGCTCGCCGCGTCGAGCGTGTCCTCCGCGGACACCGCCGCGCCGTCCGTCTCGCTTCGCCAGGACGCCGCCTCTTCGACCACGATCGCCGCGAGCCACACACCGCGCACGCTCTCCCCGCCTGCCGTCGCAGGCACGACCGTCAGAGTCACCTCGCGCCCGTCCGGCCGGCGCATCACGACGGCGTCTGCGGTCGGCTTGCCGACGATCCGATCGCGCAGCCCGTCGCGCCGCATCACGCCGAGGAGCTGACGGAAGGTCTGCCGCGCCGCGCGCACCGTCGGCCCGACGATCACCGCGAGGACCGGCTCGTACGTCTCGACCTTCGCCAGGTCCGCGCGCAGCGCCCCCCAGATCGCCGCGCACACGGCGAGCCGCGACTTGCCCCCGCGCACCCCGGCGACGATGCACACGCCCCGCGGCGGGGCGACCGGCGTGCGCCACGCGAGGGAGCCGAGGTAGCGCTCGAGCTCGTCGTCGGGTAGCTCCGCGCCGGCCGGGTAGCCTTCGGCGAGTCGCACGGTCGCGAGCTGCAGCGGCGAGGCGTCGAGGCCGGCGTACCGCTTGCCCGTGACGAGCTCTTCGAGGGTCCGCGGGACCTCGACCCCCGGCAGGTCCGGCAGGGGCTGCGGACGAGCGGCCTGGCGCCGGCGCTCGAGCTCGGTCGCAATCTCCCCCAGCCCCCCGTGCACGCGGCACGTCGAGGCCGTGATGCCCTGCACACGAGCTCGCGGGGCCTGGCACGGGATGCCCCGCGTCGTGGGCGTGCCGCACAAGGGCGGTTCACGCGCCACGGGCGCACCACCTCAGGGCGATAGCCAGCGTCACCCAGCACGCGCCACGGGCGCAGGCCAGCGACACCCAGCGCGCGCCGCACGTGCGCCCCCAGCGCGAGCACACTCCGGCGTGGGTGATCCTCGGACACCGCCCAGCGCCCCACGTCGGCCCCTCGCACCGCTGCGCCGCCCACGGCCGCCCGCACTCAGCCACGGCGGCCCCCGCAGGCCAGGGCGAGCGCGAGCGACGCTCGGCAGTCCGGGTGGACGTGGCAGAGCGCGACGCCGCGCACGCAACGGGTCCGGCGCGGGTCCGTCGGCTGCGGCTCGCACACTCCGAGCACCACGGCTCCGCGGCGTACCAGGTAGTACTCGCGCCCCGTCGGTAGGAACCGCGGCACCGGGCGCCACGCGCACGGCGGCGCGGCGGGCGGGCGCCACCACGGCCGGCGCTCGAGCATGGCAGGCGGCACCGGCCTGACGGGCTGCCTCCCGCACACGGCAGGCCTCACGACGCACCGCCTTGACGCACCCAGGATGACGCGGGGCGCTGTCCTACCCAGGCGACAACCTGCCCACATGGTGCGAGCCATGCCGACACTGTGGTTTGACTGCCCACATGGTGCGAGATCCGCCCACCATGTGGTTTGACGCGCCGCGGCGCGTCCCGAGGGGGAAAGGGGCGCGCCGGGTGCCCCCTACCGAGCGCGAGCGCGCATATCGACTGACCTCCGAGCCTTTTTTGGCTGCGAAAACGTATCCCACACTCGTTTTCCGCGGCTTTCTGACTGACCTCCGCCGCCCCCGTATTAAGAAATACGGGGGGCGGAGGACAGTCGAGAACCGACCTCCCAGAGGTAGGTGAGACAGTCACGGAGGTCGGTGAGACAGTCATGACGCGCTTTCCGGCATGTAACTTGCTTGCCTTGGCGGCTTCCGCCGCATATGTAACCAGCGTGTATACCTTCTCGCCCCTCTTTCCAGAGAGGACGGAAATCACGCCTTCGAGGAGAAGAGATTCGAGGGCTTCGAGTTTCGTCATGCGGTTCCCGGGGACGAGGGGTCGGCCGTCCTCAGCGCGCCCCTTCTCGATGGCGCGGGTGTTCAGGCCGGTGGCCCCGGCGATTCGGAGGGCGTCGACGATGGCGGTGCGGGCCCGATCCCAGCCGGGGGGAGCGGCGTCCTCGCCTGCGGTCTCGTCGGTGACGAGCTCCAGCCCGAGACCGGGGGGGCGGTCCGCGCCGTCCTCGCGGGTCCCGACGTCGACCAGCCGGATCCGCCGCTCGGGGCAGCGCTCGCCGAGGGAGACCTTGCCCTGTTCGAGGCGCATCACGCCGTCTCGGGTACTGACGTGCCACGTGGTGTCGCAGGCGTCGACGATGGCCCCGGACCCGCGGATGCGGTGGACGGCGTCGCGGGTCCCGCCGTCGCTCGCCGGCTTGCCCTCGTGGTGGATCACGAGGAACGTGCACCCCGTGCGGTCGCTGACTTCGAGCAAGAGGTCCAGGTACCGGCGGACGTCGCTGCTGTTTTCCTCGACCCCTGGGGTGAGGGCGCGGAACGAGTCGACCACGGCGAGCACGGCGCCGTCGCACGTCGCGAGGAGACGGGCGCGCGCGTCCGGTGCAGTGAGGGCCCACGAGCCGAGCTGGCCGCGCGACGCGACTTCGAGTTGCGTCCCGGCGAGGTCGACCCCGCGCGACCACGCGAGCCGCTGGTACCGGCGGATCACCTCGCGCTCGGACATCTCGCCGTTGACGTGGACGACGCGCCCCCACCGTTGGACGTGGAGACCGGCGAGGCACGTCGACGCGCCCGAGGCGACGGCGAGCGCCGTGTCCATGGCGAGGAACGTCTTGCCGCTGCCCCCGAACGCGGAGAGCAGCGTGGGGCGCCCGGGCGCGAGCTGCAGCCCCCGGACGAGCCACGCGATCGGCGGTTGCGGCGCCGCGAGCTCCGCGCCCCGGAGGCCGACGATCGCGAGGGACGGTGCGGGCGGCGCACCGGGCGCCGATGTTGTCGCGGGCCGCGCTTCCGTCGCCTCTCCGGTTGACACACGGTCCGGTGTCGTGGCAGGCGCGCTCTTCGGGTACCTCGCGTCCGCCGCGGCGCGCGCGTCCGGTCCGAGCGCGTTCAAGGCGTCCGTCGCGGTGCGCCCGTGGCAGTGCGAGTGTGAGCAGTGGAACCAGCCCACGCGCTCCCCGGTGCGCGGGGGCATGAGGACCGTGCTCGTGTCGTAGTCCTTTCCGCCCGTGTGCTCGTGTCGCCACGGGCAGAGCACGGCGCGCCGTCCGTCCCGGAGGCGCTTGCCGAGCCACCCGACGTGCCCGAACGCAGCGCCGAGGACTGACCACGCCGCGTCACCCTCGCCTCCATCCTCCGGCGCTTCCGGCGGCGCGATGCCGGCCGAGAACCACGGCGGGACCGGCTCCGGCTCGCCGCCGGTGGTCCACTCGTACGGCGCCGCGACGACGGACGGGGGCGCTACGACGTAGGCCCCCGCGCCCTGCAGGTCGAGCCCCGGACCGAGCACGCCCTTACGGAGCTCGCCGCGGAAGTAGAGATGGCGGCCCGGTACGTTCGCGTCCGTTCCGAAGCTGCGCGCCTCTAGGGTCGCTGGGAGCGGCCCGTGCTTCGCGACGAGACGCGCCAGCGTTTCCTCGCCGCCGTTGCGCGGGTCCACGTCGAGCACGACGAGCCCGGACGCGCCGCACGCGATCCCGATGTTCGCGTCCGGGAAGCGCGTCCACCACGCGCGGATCTGGTCCGGGTCCGTCGTGGCATCGAGGTAGCCCCGGCCTCCGGCCATGGGCGTCTTCGCGCCCCGGTTGAGCGGGAAGACGTGCCAGCCCAGCGACGCGAGCTCGAGCGCCTGGGCGAGCAGATCGAGAGACGTGGTCGCGGGCATCACAGGGTCACCGTCAGGGTTTCGGTGCACCACAGGGAGGACCGAGGGGACCGAGCTCCGCGGGCCACGGCGCCGGCGCACGTGCCGCGCGCGGCAGAGCACGAAGGGGGCATGAGCTGCAGGCGAAGCCACGCGACGATCGCAAGGCCACGGTCGCCCCCGCACATGAGCGGGACCGGCGACAGGATCCGGTAATCGGAGCTCACTCGCTTTCCCCGTTCCGCGCCCGCGCGAGCGCTTCCTTCGCTTCGTCCACGGACCGCACGACGGCAGCGAATCCGCCCATGCGGCGAACGAGCTCGAGCCACGCCGTCTGTTCGGGGCGCACGCGCCCGGTTGGGGTTTTCACCTCAAGGGCGAAGAACATCCCGACGGGCCCGCACCCGCAGGGGCGGGCCCGCAGGATCCCCACGAGATCCGCCGAGCCCACGGCGAGGCCGTAGCGAAGCGTGCGCGCCGAGCCGTCGCTGGGATTCCACTCTTCGGTCTGCCCCGTCGTGTTCCGCCAGAGCACGAGGTCGGGCTCGTCGCCCAGGGCAATCCGGATCGCTTGCTGGATCTGCGTCTCGTTCATGCTCTTGCCCCTTCCGCTGCCTTCGACACGGGCCACTTCGGCCAGTGTCCAAACCGACCCTTGAATCGAATCCCCACCCACCCGGGCCGATACCCGCTACGCCGCGCCTGGGCGCAGAGGGCATCGAAGTACGCGCGCCGCTCGCCCTCGCTCGCGGTGCTCGTTACCTTCGCCAGCGCGGCCGCTTTCACGCGCTGCGCGGGCATCGGCGGAGGCGCCGAGCCACACCGCGGACACGCGCCGAGCCACGTCTTCGCGACGCGTCCGCACGACGCACACTGCCGGATCGGCTCCCCCTTCGCCTTGCCGGAGATCGCCCGCCCGGTGAGCGAGAACGCGCGATCGTCATCGGGCATCCCGTGCGCGTGTACCGCGCCTCGGAGGTCCACGAGAAGCGCGCGCGCCTTCCCCGGCGCGGGCCGGAGAACACGGCCGGTGATCTGCAGGAACATCCCGACCGACGAGCAGCCGCGCGCGAGGATCACAACCTCGGCTTCCGGGACGTCGACACCTTCGGTGAGCACCTGGACCGTCGAGAGAAACGGGATCTCTCCGCGCCGAAACGCGCGTAGCACGTCCCCCCGGTCGCGGGTCTCGCCGATCACGCACGCACCGCCGTGCTGCGCGGCGAGCTCGCGCGCCTCATCCTTCGTGCCGCAGAACACCAGCGCCCGGCCCTTCGGGGCGTACCGCGCGAGCGCCTCGGCCGGCGAACACGCGAGCGCCTGGGCGGCTTTCGCCGGCGCGATGACGTCGCACGGGACGAGCCACCCCGCTTCGGTGAGCTCGCGCACGCTCGCGACCGTGACGAGCTCGTCGTACACGTCCCCGAGAGCGGTGCGGTCTGAGCGCTCGGGGGTCGCGGTGAGTCCGAGGTGAGGCACGCCCGGATAAGCCGCGTACAGCGCGCGGTACGTCGCTGCGACGGCGTGGTGCGCCTCGTCCGTCACGAGCAGCGTCGCGGGGGGCCGCGCGTCCGGACGCGCCGTCAGGGTCTGCACGCTGCAGACCTGCACACGGGCGTCCGGCGCGCCGACGAGCCGGCCGCCGGACCGCGTCGCGACGTCCGAGCATCCGGCGGCGAGAAGCCGCGAAGCGACGTCGGAAACAATCTCTTCGCGGTGAACGAGGAACACGCACCGGCCGCCGCGCGCGACTTCGGCCTGCAGTCGCCACGCTGCGATCGTCCCCTTGCCCGCGCCGGTGGGCGCAACGACGAGCACGGACCGAGCGCCCCCGAGGAACGCGAGATCGGCCGCGTCGACGGCGCGCACCTGGTAGTCGCGAAGGCGGATCAATCCTCACACCCGGGGATTGAGAGCTGCCGTTTCACGGACAAGGGTTCCGCGTGGCTGCTCGGCTGCGCGTAGTACACGGCGCCGGAGAGGCGGTGCACTGCCCGCGCGTAGTCCGTGACGTCGGGTTCCATGTCAGTTGTCGAAGAGCTCGGCCTGCCGCTCCTCGGACGAGAGCGGGCGCGTATCGACGGTCTCGCCGGTGTCCGCCCGGACCAGCTCGGCAATCCCGCGCGTCTGCCGCACGCGCCAGTGGCACGGCACCTCGCGAGTCTCGCGGCCGGTGTCGACCACCTTCGCGAGCAAGTCGATCTTCGCGCGCTTCGCCTTCAGCTCTTCGCGGTACTTCGCGGCTTCGAGCTTCATGGTCGACTCGACCTCGGCGTAGCTGTCGACCTCGCGGGCCAGCGCCTTACCCCGCTCGCTGCGCTCCGTCTCGGTGATCTCGACCTGCATGGAACGGTATTCGGTATCCGACATGGGAACACTGCCTTTCTGTTCGGGATTGCGTTGTCTGGAATCGAGACGCACCCTCAGGCGATGCGGCCCGGGGGATTCACGGGATGGTCCAGCGCGCGATCGCCAGCGTCCAGCGGTGGCCACGTATCGATCGGCGACGCGGCGCCTTCGTCCACGTCCGAGAGCAGACGGTCGATCGCCGCTGCGATCTCGGCCTCGCTCGGCACGTCGTCACGCCGCACGGTTCCCCCCGACCGTCCAGCCATCGGGCCGGATCCTGCGGCATATCGCGTGGAGGCGAATCGCCGCATCGAGCCCCGGCGCGCGGACGCCGCGCCGCCAGCGCGACAGGCGAGCGCGGTCGAACGCCGCACGAATGGCGCGCGCCTTCGGGGTGTCGGTCTGTAGCAGCGCGTCGAGCGCCGCCGCGGAAGGAGGTACCATGCCCGAATGGCTAGCGCTTCGCGCGGTCGGTGTCAAATGGCATCGCGCTGTGTCGATGCCCCTTGACAGCGCCTCTGCTGTCAGCTAGACATGCGGACATGAGCCACATCGACCATGCCGACGCGATCGATTCCTGCCCCTGCTGCGACAAGTGCGGTCGATACCTGACCGCGTGGGAAGCGTCCGCCGCTGAGTGCGGCGAGGATGCCGTTGCCGGTCTCTGCGAGGATTGCGGTGAGATCGCGTGGCTCGCGCTGGTGTACGCCCCGACCGGCGCCGACGCGCTGGAAGGTGGCCGGTCGTGACTCCGGCGGAGAATCGAGGCGGCGGACGCGGCGCTGGAGGTGGCGTCGTGAGCCCCGCGGCCTGCGTCGCGATGGTCAACGCGTGCCGCCGGGCGGCTCGCATCGAGCGCGCGCTCGGCTCGCGAGCGCGACGCGCCATGCTGCACGCGGAGGCGCGCTACTGGATCGCCAGGGCGCACGGGCGCACGCACGCGGAGGCGCTCGCTGCGGCGGACGCGTCGTACCGGAGGGCGGCGTGAGCACCACCGATCCGAAATACCCGGGATGGGAGATCGACAAGTACAACGTCGGCCGCGCCGGCTCGGTCCGTGTCGACGTCTTCCACTACACCGGCGGGCCGGAGATCGACATCGAGCACGACACCTCGTGGGGATGCACCACGTACGTGCACGTCCCGCCCTTCGTCCTGGCCGCGATGCTGCGACAGCTCGGCTGGACGGTGACGGAGCCGGGAGGTGGGGCGTGATCCCCCGCCGGAACATCCCCGCGATGCGCGCCGCGCTGGACCGGTGCGCGTCGGACGTCGCTTGCTACCTGCGCCACGCGGGGTCGGGCGCGACGTTGTCCGGGCGTGGTCTCCGCCGCGCGGCGGGCCTGGACGCGCGCCTTGCTGGCGGCGACCCACGCCGCGTAGGTCTCGCGGGTGACGGTGGCCATCACGCCACCGCCTTCGCCGGCGCGGGCCAGCACGCATCGTCCGGTGCCTGCGGATCCGGCGCGACTGCTACCGGCGCGCCCGTGAGGCCGTGCGGGGCGCGCGCGCCGAGCGTCGCCTCGGCTCGTCGCCTGCCGTCGCGATGCGTCTTTCGGAGGCGCGGACGTGGCGCGAGCTCGGCAGCGCGTGGCTCGCCGCGGCGCGTGCATGGGAGGCGTGCGCGGCGTGACGGAGGCGGAGAGGGCGCGCGCGGAGGGGCCGCGGCCCGTGCTCGTGTGCGGCTCGCGCCGCTGCGGCGCGGGCGTGAGCAAAGATGAGCGCACCTGGGCGTCAAGGCCCGGGAATCGGCGAAATCCCGCCGATGCGTGGAAGGACACGCGCGTGGGGCCATGACCGGCAGTGGCGAACCAATCCACGCCACCGGGACCGGTCGCTTTTTACCTATGACATTCCGCGTCCGTTGCGCCCGCGCCGCTGCGGTGCGGGCGTGCGGACCATGGAAGTTGTCTGGATTCGAGAGGAGGAAGCTCATGTCTGAAATCACATCGATCCCCGCGAGCGTCGCGGCGGGTCTGGTCAAGGCGCGGCGCGCCGTGCAGTCCGTGGAGAAGGACTCGAAGAACGAGCACCACGGGTACAAATACGCCAGCGCCGAATCCATGATGACCGAGGGACTCCGCGTCCTGAACGAGGCCGGGATGTCGTTCTCGTGCGTGTCGTGGGTCGTCGTGCAGATCGAGCGCCCGCGCTCGATCGCGACCGAGTCCGGCGCCGTCGAAACCGTGATCGAATCCGTGCCGCGCCTGCGGTGCACGTTCCTTCTCATCGCGGAAGACGGCGCGTGCGTGAGCAGCACGACGGATAACGCCGTGGTCCCGGGCAAGGGGCGCCCGGAGGACAAAGCAGAATTCGGCGTCCTGACCGAGGCGTACGCGTACGCGCTGCGTGGCTGGCTCGGCATCCCGCGCGAGGACGAGCGGATCTCCGTCTCCGGTCGCGACGACACCGGCGCCGAGCCGGCTCGCCCCGGTCCTCGCCGCGGTCCGCCTGCCGCGCGTCCGCTCGCGCCCCCCGCGCCGGCGAACGATGCCCCGCCCCCGGCCGCCGGAGAGGTGTCGTACGAGAACAATCTCGCGCGGCGCATCCGGAATGCGCGGACGCCCGGTGAGGTGCAAGCGGCGCTCGGCGCGTGCAAGGCGGACCTCACGGCCGGCAACATCGACAAAGAGACGATGCGCCGTCTCTTCGCGCTCTACCAGGCGCGCAACGCGGAGCTGTCCCCCGCTGAACCGGGAACGGCGCAATGAGCGGCGTCTATGTGTGGCTCGCGCTCGCAGATCTCCGCGCGGCCGGCGCGTGCCAGGAGGGGATGGCCGAGGCCGAGAGCATGGCGCGTGGCCAGGGCCGCGAGGACAAGATCCGACTCCGCTGGGATCCGCTCGGCTCAGCGTGGTTCTGGGATGCCTATCCCGATTACGCGTCGTGGCTCGCTATCAATGGGCTGATTCCGCCTTCCGCGACGGCAGGCGACCGCGGCACCGCGACGGCAGGCGACCGCGGCACCGCGACGGCGGGCGACTACGGTACCGCGACGGCGGGCGACTACGGCACCGCGACGGCAGGCTACCGCGGCA